AATGGGATGCTATACAGGCAGGTGCGGTCAGTGAATCCATACTCAAACGTATTCTCAACAACTGTGATCCGGATTCTTTGAGACAAAGAGCAATGCCAAAAGAAACAAAAGTTCTCAATCAAGCAAAGATTAACAGAATCAAAGCAATGTCTGCATCGTACACAATTCAGCAGATTGCAGAGAAGCTTGGCGTTTCAACATCAACTGTTTCCAAGTATTTGAAAGGAGCGAATTAGTTAAATGGGTGATTTCAGATTAACGACATTTGATAATCCTTACGATCCATTCGAACAGTTCACTCTTTGGTACTTGTTCGATACTGAAAAAGGTTACAACACTTGTGGAAAACTGGATCGTATTTCCAATTATTCTGACGATATGACAGAAAAAGAGATCAATGATGAACATAATCGTGCGATCGATGAGTTAATATCATTTGATTTCTTGAATATTTACAAAAAAGTTCCGCGAAATTCGAAAGTTGCGCTGGATTTAGGCGCTGCCCCGGTATAATACGATGTCAAAGCATAGGGGGAGGGTCGCTAAAAAAGCACCCCCTCCCTGCATCGCGCCGGTCTTTAAAATTTCTCCGGAGGGATTTTTCCAGAAACAATTTATATTTTTATGCTGTCTTTAGAGGGGTTTATTGAGCCACAAAGTCATTTAATCCGCGTGTATTTCTCCTTTCAAGATTTGTACTTCTTTTGAGTTAGTCAACCTCGTACCGATAGGCTCCTTAAACTCCTCTAAAGACAGCATAACATTAATGAAATCTGACAATAGTCGATAGCAATTAAATTCAAGGAGGCGTAAACGATGCCAAAGGTAGCGAAAACTGAACGGCGTCCAATGCTTACGCCGGAAGCAAAAGAGAATCAAATGATTTCTTTAGCCATGGATTGTGCCGAAAGACAAATGATGGAAGGTACAGCTTCTTCACAGGTCATAACTCATTTTTTAAAACTGGGTTCGGGAAAAGAAAGACTCGAGAGAGAAAAACTTGAAGAAGAGAACAAGCTTCTACGAGCGAAGACAAAAGCATTGGAAGAGAGTGCTGAATCGAAAGTTATGTATGAAGAAGTTCTTCGAGCTATACGCGACTACAGCGGAGCAGGTGATCCAGATGAGTATTAAGACATATTCCGAGTTGATTACATTTCCAACTTTTAAAGAGCGATA